CGCGTCAGCTCCGCGCTCCGCGCGCACATCACGCTGCTTTGACCGTCGCAATAGTTCACATGTAAACAGTTCACATGTAAACTATTTGCTGCACTGCACAATGCTGCACTGCACAATGCTGCACTGCACAATGCTGCACTGCGGCATGGGGGGGGAGGCCCCGGCCGCGCCGGTCACCGGTCACGAAGGGTTTGCACAAACTTTTTTTTTAATTTAAAAATGACGGATGACCTGGCACTCCATTCCTCACGAACCGCGCCGACTGACCGCGACCGAGGCGCGGCTGGACGCAATCTATGCCGCCGCCCGTCGCGGGCTTAAAGGCGATACGCTTGCCTTGGCGTCCGGCTTGCTGCCTACCGAGTACCGGCAACTCTGCCAATTCGACCCGCTGGCGGAGTTAGCCGAACTCAAGGGGCGCGCGGATGGCGAGATGGAACTGTCGGGCCTCCTGCATGACGCCGCCCGTGGCGGAGACGCGAAGGCGGCGCTTGAGATCCTGAAGCACGTCCACAAATGGACCGCGCCTCAATCTGTGCAGATACAGATCGAACAAAAAATTAGCATTATCGCAGCGCTAGAGGACGCTAGGGCTAGGGTTATCGAAGGTTCTGTGTTAGATACAGTTGAGGCCGCAGACGCGGGAACGTCTGACGGCCTCTTAACCAACCGTAGTGAGGACGGCGGCTATGCAGAACATTACGCAAGACAAATTGCAAACGCTACTCAAATATGACCCAGATACAGGGTGGTTTATCTGGCGCGTAAACCGGGCGGGAAACCGCGTCAAAGTTGGTGACCGCGCGGGGTACGCCCACCACACCGGGTATCGGTACGTCTGCGTTGACGGCCACACAGTTACCGAACACAGGCTGGCGTGGTTTTTTGTTTACGGACGGTGGCCGAACGGAGACTTGGACCACATAAACCGCGTGCGGCACGATAACCGCGTGTCTAACCTACGTGAAGTTAGCCGCGCGGAAAACTGCCAAAATCAGCCCATACGCAGGTCTAACAAAAGCGGGGTCACGGGCGTCTATTACCATAAAGTATCTAAAAAATGGGCTGCCAGCATAAACATCAACCGGAAACAGATACACTTAGGTGTTTACGCCACGCGGGAAGAAGCCGTTAAGATTCGTCAGAACGCGGAAATGGAGCATTATCCCAATGCAAACCCTTGTGTATGAACCCGCTGACGAACAGCAGTTGATGTCAACGTACTGGTCTGCGGCGCTTAAAAACGACCCGCTGGCGTTTGTGCGGTTTAACTTTCCGTGGCGGCAAAAAGGTACGCCGTTAGAGCATTTTGATGGGCCTCGTAAATGGCAGCGCGATGTGCTGACGGAATTGCGCGATCATATCCACGCAAACAACGGGCGTTTAGATTACGAAGTTCTTCGTATGGCCATAAGCTCCGGGCGCGGCATCGGTAAATCCGCGCTTGTTAGCTGGATTATCATATGGATGGTAACCACCCGCATCGGTTCAACCGTTATAGTGTCCGCCAACAGCGAAGCGCAGCTTCGGTCTGTTACTTGGGCTGAAATTACAAAATGGATCAGTATGGGCTTAAACAACCATTGGTTTGAGGTAAGCGCTACCCGCATTTCACCCGCCAAATGGCTGACTGACTTGGTCGAAAAAGACCTTAAAAAAGGTTGCCGGTATTGGTCTGTAGAAGGGCGCTTGTGGTCGGCGGAAAACCCGGACGCTTATGCGGGCGCGCATAATATGGACGGTATGATGCTGATCTTTGACGAAAGCTCCGGTATCCCTGACGCCATCTGGTCGGTGGCCGCCGGTTTCTTTTCCGAGAACACGCCCAACCGGTTCTGGCTGGCGTTCTCCAACCCGCGCCGCAACAGCGGGTACTTCTACGAGTGCTTCAACTCCAAGCGGGAGTTCTGGCGCAACAAGATCGTAGACGCCCGGTCGGTTGAGGGAACCGACAAGCAGGTCTACCAGCAGATCATCGACGAGTACGGCGCGGACAGCAGCCAGGCGCACGTCGAGGTGTACGGTCAGTTCCCCAACGCATCGGACGACCAGTTCATCGGGTCGGTCACGGTGGACGAGGCCATGCGCCGCGAGCGGGCCAAGGACCTGTCGGCACCCATCGTGATCGGCGTGGACCCGGCGCGGTTCGGCAGCGACAGCACGGTCATCGCCGTGCGGCAGGGCCGCGACATCATCGCGATCAAGCGGCACAAGGGCGACGACACCATGGAGACCGTGGGACGGGTCATAGAGGCCATCGAGGAGTACAAGCCAGCCATGGTCGTCGTGGACGAGGGAGGGCTGGGGGCGGGCGTCGTAGACCGCCTGAAGGAGCAACGGTACAAGATCAGGGGCGTGAACTTCGGGACGAAATCGAAGAACCCGCTCATGTGGGGGAACAAGCGCGCCGAGATGTGGGGCGAGATGCGCGAGTGGCTCAAGACGGCCAGCATCCCGAACGACCGCTACCTGAAGAGCGACCTCATCGGGCCTATGATGAAGCCCGACAGCCGGGGTACGATCTTCTTGGAGAGCAAGAAGGACATGAAGTCGAGGGGGCTGGCGTCACCTGACGCGGCGGACGCCATCGCGGTGACGTTTGCGTTTCCGGTGGCCCGGCGCGAGGCCATTGACCGCAACCCGCGCAGAGGGTACTCTGCCGCTGGAATTTCAACTTCTTGGCTTGGAGCCTGACATGGCTAACACAAAACCAATCGGCGTTGCGTTCGAAGACCAGAACATCATCGGCGCGGATAACATCTCTTCGGCGAGCATCCTTGGCTACACCGCCGCCGCGCAGGGTACGGTCACGCAGGCCACCAGCAAGTCAACCGGCGTCACGCTGAACAAGTCGGCTGGTCAGATCACCCTGAACGCCGCGTCTCTGGCGGCAACGACGACAGTGACGTTTACGCTGACAAACTCACTGTTGAGCGCCAACGACATCGTCATCTTGAGCATCGCAAGCGGTGGCACGGCTGGCGCGTACAACGCGTATGTCAGCGGTCTGGCTTCTGGTTCGGTTGTGCTTGCGCTGCGCAACGTCACGGCTGGCGCGCTGGCGGAAGCCGTCGTGCTGAACTTTGCTATCCTCCACTGCTCGTAATGGCTAAGAAGACCGTCTCACTGTCCGTTGGACGTGGCGAGAAGCTCGCCACCAAGGAAGGCGCGGGCCTGACGGCCAAGGGCCGCGCCAAGTACAACGCAGCGACGGGCAGCAAGCTGAAGCCGCCAGCACCGCACCCCAAGACAGATGCGGACAAGGGGCGTAAAGCTAGCTTCTGCGCCCGAATGGGTGGGGTCGTAGCCAAGTCTGCCAACGCCGACCGCGCGAAAGCGTCTATGAAGAGGTGGAACTGTGGCTAACAAACCGGGACTGTACGCCAACATCAACGCCAAGAAGGACCGCATTGCGGCTGGCTCCGGCGAGAAGATGCGCAAGCCGGGGGCGGCTGGCGCTCCGACTGCCAAGGCGTTCAAAGAGTCTGCAAAAACCGCTAAACCGGCGTCTAGCCGCAAAGGTAAGTGATGGCTGCGAACGACGTAGAAGCTGCCGGTAAGGTCTCCGAAGCTGACGACCACGACCGTCTGGCGACTATGCGCTCGCGGTTTACGATGGCGTTGTCGGCTTACTCGGACAGCCGCGAGGACGAGCTGGACGACCTGCGCTTCATGGCGGGGTCGCCCGACAACCAGTGGCAGTGGCCCGCCGACGTGCTGGCGACCCGTGGCTCCGTGCAGGGCCAGACGATCAACGCGCGGCCGTGCCTGACGATCAACAAGCTGCCGCAGCACGTCCGTCAGGTGACGAACGAGCAGCGCCAGAACCGGCCGACCGGCAAGGTTATCCCGGCGGACGACAAGGCCGACGTGGCCGTGGCGGAAATCTTCGACGGCATGGTGCGGCACATCGAGTACATCTCGGACGCCGACGTGGCCTACGACACCGCCTGCGACAACCAGGTCACCTACGGCGAGGGCTACATCCGCCTGCTGACGGAATACTGCCGCGAGGACAGCTTCGATCAGGATCTGAAGATCGGGCGCGTCAGGAACTCGTTTTCGGTCTACATGGACCCAACAATCCAAGATCCATGCGGCTCAGACGCCAAATGGTGCTTTCTGACGGAAGACCTGACCAAAGAAGAATACGAGCGCATGTTCCCGAACGCCTCGCCCGTCAGCTCCATGATGTCGCAGGGCGTGGGCGACCAATCGTTAGCCCAGTGGCTGAGCGAGGACACGGTCCGCATAGCGGAATACTTCTACATTGAGCACAAGTCGGCCAAGCTCAATCTGTACCCGGACAATGTGACCGCTATCGACGGCACGCCGCAGGACAAACAGCTCAAATTAATGTTCCAGAAGCCAATACGCAGCCGGAATGTCGATAAAAAGCAGGTAAAATGGCTAAAAACCAACGGTTTTGAGGTCTTGCAGGAGCAGGATTGGGCCGGAAAGTGGATTCCGGTCATCCGCGTCGTCGGAAACGAGTGGGAAGTGGACGGGCAACTCTACGTGTCCGGGCTGGTGCGCAACGCCAAGGACGCGCAGCGCATGTACAATTATTGGGTGAGCCAAGAAGCCGAAATGCTGGCTCTGGCGCCCAAAGCGCCGTTTATCGGCTACGGCGGGCAGTTTGAAGGCTACGAGAACCAGTGGAAGACGGCCAATACGACCAATTGGCCCTACCTTGAGGTCAATCCCGATGTCACAGACGGCGCAGGATCGGCTCTACCGCTGCCGCAGCGTGCTGCACCGCCGCTCGCTCAGACTGGCCTTATACAGGCTAAGATGGGTGCTTCGGACGACATCAAGTCTACCACGGGTCAGTACGACAGTTCTCTTGGCGCGTCCAGCAACGAACGGTCAGGCCGAGCCATTTTGGCTCGTGAAAAACAGGGCGATACGGGTACGTATCACTACGTAGACAACCTCTCGCGGGCCATCCGCTACGTCACGCGGCAGCTTGTGGACATCATCCCGAAGATTTACGACACCGAGCGTGTCGCGCGCATCGTCGGCCTCGACGGCGAAGTTGGCATGGTCAAGGTTAACCCACAGCAGCCGGAGCCGGTCAAGTCTATCGTGGACCAGACGGGCATCGTGATGGAGAAGGTCTACAACCTGTCGGTCGGCGTGTACGACGTGTGCGTCACGACCGGGCCGGGCTACATGACCAAGCGTCAAGAGGCGCTGGACGCCATGTCGATGCTGCTCCAGTCGAACCCGGACCTCTGGAAGGTCGCTGGCGACCTGTTCATTAAGAACATGGACTGGCCGGGCGCGCAAGAGATGGCCGCACGGTTTGCCAAGATCATTGACCCGAAGGTCATGGAAGGTGAAGATCAGTCCCCTGAGATGCAGCAGGCCAAGCAGCAGATTGAGGCCATGACGCAGCACATGCAGCAGATGGAAGGCATGTTGAAGCGCGTTGAGCAGTCAATGGAAGCCCAACAGCTTGACATCAAGCGGTTCGATTCGGAAGTGAAGGCATATGATGCTGAAACTAAGAGAATTTCTGCGGTGCAGGCTTCAATGTCTGAAGAGCAGATACACGACATCATCATGGGGACAATCCACGCAGCGATTGACACAGGCGATCTGGTCAGCGGGATGCCGTCTCGTGACCAGTTGGAACAAAACGAAATGGGCGCAGCGCCTGAAGCTCCTCCGCAGATGGGTCAGCCGCCTATGGGTGAGCCGCCTGCTGGACCGCCTCCGCAGCCGGAAATGATGGGACAAGGCCAATGAAACCCGCTGAATTCATCGGTTGCATGTTCTTGGCGCGGGATGTGGCCCATTCCGTCCACCTGAACACACGCAGCTTTGCCAAACACATGGCCTTGAACACCTTCTACGACGAGATTGTCGGTTTGGCCGACTCTTTTGCGGAGGCGTATCAAGGCCGACACGGGCTGGTTGGCCCCATCACGTTGCATTCGGCCAAAAAGACATCTAATATCGTGGAGTTCCTGACCGACAGCCTGGCTGAGCTTGAAGACGCCCGGTATAAAGTCTGTAACAAGGACGAGACGGCCATCCAGAACATCATCGACGAGATCGTCGGTCTGTACCTGACGACCCTTTACAAACTTCGCTTCTTGGCGTGAGGCTCTGATATGGAACTTTTGAACCCGCTTATTGGCGACCAGTTTGTAACGCGCACGGTGTCCTTTACCGGCACCGCTGGCTCGACTGGCACTTGGCCTGCTGGCCCACAGGGCGTCGTCGTCTGGTCCGATCAGGCTTGCTACATCTTGGTTGGCGAGGGCGTGACCGCCACGACAGCCAACGGCACACCGCTGCCGGCCAACACGCCGGTCCCCTTCGTCGTACCTAGCGGCACGGGCGCGCCTTGGCGTGTCAGCGCCATACAGGTCAGCACGGGCGGCACGCTGTACGCGAAGCCGATCAACATCCGATGAGCTTTGGCATCCCCGTCCGAAACGGCCTTGGGCTTGGCCTGCTGGCGTCTACGTCGCTGGCAACCGGGGTTGTTTCTTCTGGCCCCGGCCCCGGTCCCACGGGCAACGGCCTCGTCTGGGGCGCTGGCAACTACTTGATCTGGGGCACCGGCAACTTCTTGACTTGGGGTTAACACATGACGGACATCGACCTTAAAACCCTCACGCCCGACACGTCGCTGCCGACGACGGGGTTCCTGTTCGGCGCGGACAGTCAGGCAACCGCCAGCCCGTCCGTCTACGGGGTTACGACTGCGATTACAGCCATACTAGGCAACGCCGCGTCCAGCGACGTTTTGGCTTTTAATTCTGACACCATCGTGCTCCGCGACGCCGCCAACATTCTTGCCCAGCGCAACGGCGTTACCTCTCAGGCCAAGCGCGTCTACAACACCTACACCGATGCGTCGAACTACGAGCGCGGGGTGTTTGACTTTAAAACCACCGCCAACGTGCTGACAATTGGTACTGAGAAACTTGGGACGGGTGCCACAAGAAACATCCAGTTTCTTGTTGGGGGCGTTCTAAGAGCTGATTATGGCATAACTGGTTCTAATTGGACATTTACGGGCAACATACAAACACCAAATAGTATTCAGGTAACTTTTGACATTTCTCTTGGTCGGTATCTGAGCCTTGGGCCTAACCCATATACCGGCGGTTCAACGGTGACCATGTATTCTGCCACTTCAGGTATTTTGCAGCTTTCGTCTGGTATCGGAATTGGGGCTGGGTTTGATCGTATCCAGTTTGGCGGCACTACCACATCCTTCCCTGCCCTCAAGCGTTCCACAACATTCTTGCAGGCTCGCCTCGCGGACGACAGCGCCTTTACCAACATCCAAGGCAAGCTGACCACCGACACGGCCTACACAGCGGGCGCACTTGTGGCGACAGGCTACATCACTATCTATGACAGCACGGGTACTGCATACCGCGTCCCCTGCCTCGTTTAACGGAACCTGACATGATCACGCTTAACCTCACCAACGAAGAGGCCAACGCCCTCGGAGCACTGCTCGACGCAGCCGTCAAGGCCACCGGCCTTCAGGGCGCAAAAGCAGCAGTTGTGCTTTTTGAGAAACTTGAAGCCGCCGCCAAGGCCGCTCAGACCGTGGAGACTTCCAATGACTGATTATGCCATTCAGGTTACGGACGGCTACGTTGTCCCGGAAGGGCCGCTGGACGCCGCGCAGTACGTCGATTTCGTGATGAACCGCGCCGCCGAGAGCTACATGTCCCAGTACGGCACCTCGACCGTTAACGAGGGCATTCAGGCCGCTTGCGACGCCTACAATGCCGCGCTGCCTGTGCCGCCGGTTGAGGCCGCAGTCTGATATTTGACGCCGACGACGCCTTGTCGTAATGTCAAGCCCTAACCGTACTGGTGAGGTTCACCAGGTATCCGTAAGGACACTCAGCATATGAGCGATGAAGCTCTAGACCTACCAGCGGATGACACCGCGCCGGTTGCAGAAGCCACGGCAGCTCCTGTTCCTGTTGATACCCAGCCGGATGAATCCACGACGGAAGCCTCAAAGTCTTTCACACAGGAAGAACTTGACGCCATTGTCGGAAAGCGTCTTGCACGCGAACAGCGTAAGTGGGAACGAGAGCAGGCCCAGCGCGTTGCGGACTTTGAGGCCCGAAGGGCCGTCTCAGTCACACCGCCCGACGTTAACGATTTTGACAATGCACAGGCTTACGCGGAAGCGTTGGCTGAACGCAAAGCTCAAGAGATGTTGGCCCGGCGCGAGACAGCAAAGCAGCAAGCTCAGCTTCTGGATGTCTATCACGAAAAGGAAGAGGACGCGCGGGTCCGCTACGACGACTTCGAACAGGTCGCGTACAACCCAAACCTCCCCGTCACAGACGTGATGGCTCAGACGATCCAGTCTTCGGACAACGGCCCCGATGTCATTTACTGGCTTGGGTCCAACCCGAAGGAAGCTGGCCGTATCGCTGCCCTTCCGCCCATCCTGCAAGCGCGAGAGATCGGTCGAATTGAAGCCAAACTGGCTGCAAGCCCTCCGATTAAAAAGACCTCAAATGCTCCCGCGCCTATTAATCCGATTGCAAATGCCAGATCGTCTGGCAAGCAGGTTTACGATACCACCGACCCCCGCTCGATGAAAAACATGAGCACGTCGGAGTGGATCGAAGCCGAGCGTATGCGTCAGATTAAGAAGCAGGAAGCGCAGCGCAACCGCTAGCTCTTGAAAGTGTAAAACAATGGCTAACAGCCTTCTTACCATCGACATGATCACCCGGAAGTCTCTCGAAATCCTTGAGAACAATCTGGTGATCACCCGCAACGTCAACCGCCAGTACGACGACTCGTTCGCCGTTGAAGGCGCTAAGATCGGCTCGACCCTCCGCATCCGCCTGCCCGACCGCGCTTTGGTCACGGACGGCGCTGCGCTTCAGGTTCAGGACGACAACGAGCAGTTCACGACCCTGACCGTCTCCTCGCAGAAGCACATCGGCGTGAACTTCACGTCCGCTGAGCTGACGATGCAGCTTGACGACTTTGCGGAACGTGTGCTCAAGCCGCGTATTTCGCAGCTTGCCTCCAGCATCGACGCCGATGTCGCCAACTCGTTCCTGTCGGTTTACAATTCGGTTGGCACGCCCGGCACCGTCCCGTCCACTTCGCTTGTCCTGCTTCAGGCCCAGCAGAAGCTGAACGAGTTTGCCACCCCAATGTCCCCGCGCTACGCAACGGTCAACCCGGCTGCAAACGCTGGCCTTGTTGAGGGCATGAAGGGTCTCTTCAACCCGACCTCCACCATCAGCCGCCAGTTCAAAAACGGCATGATGGGCGAAGGCATCCTCGGCCTTGAAGAAGTCAACATGTCCCAGTCGATCCGTCAGTTCCAGACTGGTTCGGCCGTGCGTACCGACTCCCTCACGGTCACGTCCACCCTGTCTACGCAGGGCATCAGCACGATCTCGTTCTCTGGCGCCACCAACGCGAAGACCCTCGTCCCCGGCGATGTCTTCACGATTGCCAACGTGTACGCGGTCAACCCGCAGGTTCGTGAGTCCACTGGTTCGCTCCAGCAGTTCGTTGTGACCAACACGGTCACTTCGGCCAGCACGGCGTTCACCAGCGTCACGTTCTCCCCGGCCATCTACACCTCAACGAACGCCCTTGCGAGCGTTGATGCGTTCCCCGTGGCCGCTGCTGTCGTTACCCTGCTTGGTTCGGCCAGCACCTACTACCCGCAGAACCTTGTGTACCACAAGGACGCGATCACCTTCGCCACCGCCGACCTTCTGCTTCCGCAGGGTGTCGATATGGCCTCGCGTCAGGTCCACAACGGCATCTCGCTCCGCATTGTGCGCCAGTACGACATCAACAACGACCGTATGCCGTGTCGTATTGACGTGCTGTACGGCTTCAGCACAATCCGTCCGCAGATGGCCGCTCGCCTCTGGGGCTAACCTAACCCGCCCCCGGCCAACGCCGGGGGCACCTCCTTTTCTTGAAAGGCTCTTATCATGGCTCTCCCTTCTGTTGGCGGCGGCTATCAGTTTAATGATGGCAACCTGAATGAAGTTAAACTCACCGTTGCTGCTGTACCGACTACGGCAACTGACAGCGCCACGCTGACGGCTGCTCAGCTCACCAACGGCATCATCATCGGCACACCGACGACAACGGCGGCCTACACGCTGCCTCTGGCAACCGACCTTGACGCCTTGCTGACAAACTCCAAGCCTGGCTCTAACTTTGATTTCCGCGTCATCAACACGACGACGGCGGGCGTCATCACCATGACCACCAACACTGGTTGGTCCATTGGCAGCAGCGGCTCGCAGGGTCTCATGACCATTGCGGCTACGGCTGGCACCGTTCGCTCCTTCCGCGCCCGTAAAACGGCTGACGGTTCTTGGGCGCTCTACGCTATCTCGTAAGCAAACCGGCCCCTGCTTCGGCAGGGGCCACCTTTACAGGAAATTCTATGCACATCTATCTGCGCCACCCGGACCACGGCACCAAGGTTGCCACGATGGACCTTGAAGCGATTTATGATGAAGAGAACGGCTGGACGCGCTATACTCCCGGCCAGCCTACGGTAAGCGCGTCGGCTAACGAACTGGTCTCCAGACGGCGCGGGCGTCGTCCTTCGGTTGAGGAAGTAGCGGCAGATGACAACGACAGCGGGCGATCAGATTAATGGCGCGCTTCGTCTTCTCGGCGTCCTAGCCGAAGGCGAAACCCCGTCTGCGGCCACGTCGCAGGATGCGTTGAACGCGCTCAACCAGATGATTGACTCGTGGAACACCGAGCGGCTGGCGGTGTTCTCCACGCAGGACCAGGTGTTTAGTTGGTTGCCCGGCTTCATCTCGCGCACGCTGGGGCCGACCGGCGACTTCGTCGGCAACCGCCCGATCCTGCTGGACGACTCCACCTACTTCAAAGACCCTGCCAGCGGCATCTCCTACGGCATCAAGATCATCAACCAGCAGCAGTATGACGGCATTGCCGTCAAGACTGTCACCAGCACCTACCCGCAGGTGATCTGGATCAACATGACCTACCCTGACGTTGAGATGTACGTATACCCGGTGCCGACCAAGACGCTGGAGTGGCATTTCGTCTCGGTTGAGGAGCTGACGCAGCCGGCGCTGCTGGCTACCGCGCTGACCTTCCCGCCGGGCTACCTCCGCGCGTTCCGCTACAATCTGGCCTGCGAGTTTGCACCGGAGTTTGGCGTTGAGCCGTCGCCCACGGTGTCGCGCATCGCAATGGCGTCCAAGCGCAACCTGAAGCGCATCAACAACCCTGACGACATCATGGCGCTGCCCTACAGCATTGTTGGCACTCGGCAAAGGTTTAATATCTATAGTGGCAACTTCTGATTATGTTTAAAATACCGGCCTCTATACGATCCGGGCGAACCTGCGGGCTGACGCGACGCGGGGTCTTTTCTGTACACGTCAAACGCGTGTTGAACATTCTCGCGGTGGGTAAGAAGCTCCAAATTTTCAAGCCGGTTATCGTCGCGCTTAAGGTTCTTGTGGTTCACTTCCAATCGCCCTTCAATGACACCGTTAAACGCTTCCCACACCAGCCTATGCACTCGCTTTTTAACGTACGCGCCGTTAACGCACAAAGACACATTCACGTATTGATGACGGTCAAAATTAGGCTTAACAGGCCGAAACTCTTCGTCCCCAGCCCAAGTTTTTCCGCTTTTTATAGCCGAAACGGTTGCAATGCTGGTGTTCAAAAACGCCGCGACTTCTCGCAGTTTCGCGCTTTGCGCCAACATCTGTTTGGCTTGTTTCACCTGATCGGCGGTAAACAGTTTGCCGCGCGCCACTCGACGTACGCGCCCAAGATTGCTAACCTCGTAAACGCCTTCGTAGCCAAAAACCGGTTTCCATTCTTCCATAGGGTGTCTCCTTCAATGTTGATGCAGTCTAACCCTATAGCTGTTTGGAGTCAATCCTGATGCAGACGCCCATCCTCGGCTCCGCGTACGTAACCCGCAGCGTCAACGCTGCGGACAACCGGTGCGTGAACTTGTTCCCCGAAATTGTGCCGGAGGGCGGCAAGCAACCTGCGTTCCTCCAACGCGCCCCCGGCCTGCGTCGGCTGGTGACGGTGGGCCTTGGTCCTATCAGAGGACTACATGCCTACGGCGGCTACGCCTACGTCGTGTCGGGCAACGAACTCTACCGCATGGACCCGGCGTACAACACCGTGCTGCTTGGCACGGTCGCCAACGACGGCCCGGTGTCGATGGCCGACAACGGCATCCAGCTTTTCATCGCTTGCAGCGGCCCCAGCTACATCTACAACAACAGCACGCTGGCGTTCGGAGCCATCACCGACCCGGACTTTCCCGGCGCGCTGACCGTCTCGTATCTGTCCGGCTATTTCGTCTTCATTGAACCCAACAGCCAGAAGGTGTGGGTCACGCAGCTTCTGGACGGTACGTCAATTGATCCGCTGGACTTCGCCAGCGCCGAAGGCGACCCGGACGGCCTGATCTCGTCAATTGTGGATCACTCCGAAGTGTGGCTTTTTGGCACCAACTCGGTCGAGGTCTGGTACAATTCCGGTGCGGCCGCGTTCCCGCTCCAGCGCATCCAAGGGGCGTTCAACGAGATCGGCTGCGCTGCGACGTTCTCGGTCGCCAAGCTCGACAACGCCCTGTTCTGGCTGGGCGCTGATGCGCGCGGCAAGGGCATCGTCTACCGCGCCAACGGCTACACGGGCGTGCGCGTCAGCACGCACGCTGTCGAGTGGCAAATCCAGCAGTACCCCAACATCGCTGACGCCACGGCCTACACCTACCAGCAGGACGGCCACGCCTTTTACGTGCTGTCGTTCCCGTCTGCCAACGCGACGTGGGTTTACGATGTCGCGACACAGGCGTGGCATGAGCGGGCGGGCTTCAACGATGGGGCCTTCACCCGCCAGCGGGCGTCCATGCAGATGTTCTTCAGCGACGAGACCATCGTGGGCGACTACCAGAACGGCAAGCTCTACGCTTACGATCTGGCGCTCTACGCCGACGACGACCAGACGCAGCGGTGGCTGCGCTCGTGGCGGGCGCTGCCGACCGGCCAGAACAACCTCAAGCGCGTCGCCAACCACACGCTGCAACTCGACTGCGAGTCGGGCGTGGGCCTCAACGACGGGCAGGGCAGCGACCCGCAGGTTATGATGCGCTTCTCTGACGACGGCGGGCATACTTGGAGCCGCGAGCGTTGGTCCTCGATGGGGGCCATCGGCACGTACGGCAAGCGCGTGTTCTGGCGCAGGCTGGGCATGACGCAGAAGATCCGCGACCGCGTGTACGAAATATCCGGTACGGACCCGGTGCCGATCTATATCATGGGCGCGGAGCTGATCGCGAGCGGCACCAATGCTTAGCGACAGCCAAATCCCGGCACCGCGAGTTCCGATAACCGAAAAAGAAGGCGGGCTGATCACCCGCGAATGGTTCCGGTTCTTCAATTTTGTCTACGAGCAGATCGTGCGACTGACCTCGTTTGCTTACGGGACGTTCAGCGGGTTTGAGACAACGACGTGGGCGTCGAACACCACCACGCAGGTGTCCATCACGGACACCGCGCTGAGCAGCGGCGTGTCGGTGGCGTCGTCGCAGGTGACGGTCGCCAACGCCGGGCTGTACGCCATAAACGCCTCGTTCCAGCTCTACAACCTCAACACCACCACGGCGTACACCATCGCCCTGTGGGCGCGCGTCAGCGGCGTGGACGTGCCCGGCTCCCTGCGCTACGTCACCGTGTTCGGCCCGGGTGGCAGCGCGCAGGCGTACAGCACCCACACCCTAGCCCTTACGTTGCAACTTCCGGCCGCAGCGTATATAGAATTTTACGGTAATTCCTTCGGCGGGGTAGCGCAGCTTCGTACGATTGCTGCTAACACGACCATAACCGCGCCGTCTGCTGCCAGCATCCTTCTAAACGTGACCCAGATAGCATAGGACGGACACATGACCTCTTACAATTTGTCATCCTTCGCTGGCGCTGGAGCGCAACTCTTCGACGACAACGGCAACCCGCTGACCGGCGGCAAGGTCTACACCTACGCGGCGGGCACGACCACGCCGCTGGCGACCTACACGACCTCGACCGGCGCGGTCGCCAACACGAACCCGATTATCTTGGACGCCGCCGGGCGCACGCCCAACGAGATTTGGCTGGTGGCCGGTACGCTCTACAAGTTCATCGTTCAGACCTCGGTCAGCGTGCTGGTCGGCACCTACGACGGCCTCCCGGCCATCAACGACCCCTACAGCATCAACTCGCTGCTGGGCAGCGTCACCGGCACGAACACCATTGCAGCGGTGGCAACGCCGTCCCTCACCGCCTACGCGGCGGGCGCGACGTACGCCTTCATTGCGGCTAACAGCAACACGGCGGCGGCAACGCTCAGCATTGACGGGCTTCCGGCCAAGTCAATCACCAAGAACGGCAGCGCGACGCTGACGGCGGGCGACATCCAGATCGGCAAGCTGACGTGGGTGCAGTACGACGGCACGACGTTCCAACTCATCAACAATATCGTCTACGGGGGCTCCATCACCAACGGCACGATTGTCAGCCTGTCCACGCCTCTCGGCGCGGCTAGCGGCGGCACGGGCCTGTCTACGCTCACGGCCAACTCGGTTCTTTTGGGCAATGGCATCTCAACCGTGCAATTGGTCGCGCCTAGCACATCCGGGAATGTCCTGACCAGCAACGGCACAACATGGTCTAGCGCCCGCTCGCTAATCCCTACCATTCAGGCGTTTACATCCAGCGGCACGTTTACCATTCCCGCCAGCGTGACCAAAGTTAAGGTCACTGTTGTCGGCGGCGGCGGCGGCGGAAGATCGGCGACCAACAGCACGGGTCAAGGTGGTGGCGGCGCGGGTGGGGCGGCTATTGAAGTAATCACCGGGCTTACGCCGGGCGGCACGGTCACTGTGACTGTCGGCGCGGGCGGCGCGGCCAACACGGATGGCGGCACCTCGTCTTTTGGCGCGTATTGCTCAGCAACGGGCGGATTGTCCCCGGCGTCAGGTGTTGGCGGTCCCGGCGGCGCTGGCGGAACAGCGACTGGCGGCGACATCAATTTCACTGGCGGCGCTGGCTGTGGCGGCAACGGCGTCACCGGAACTGTGTCGGGCTCGGCAGGAAACGGCGGGTCTTCAATATTTGGTGGCGCTGGGCTGGGCGCGGGCAGTACAAATGCGGCTAACACTGCGGGCGCTGGTGCCCCCGGCACTGGCGGCGGCGGCGGCGGCGGTTGCGGTGGCCCCGGCACAGGCGGCGCTGGCGGGTCTGGTATCGTGATCGTGGAATATTGAGCCGTGGGTGTGACCGACTACGAACTGTTCCTAGCCGAGCACGGCCTGACCGAAGCCGACATGGCGTCGTTGACGGACCTTGGGCACATCAAGACCGACGACAAGATCCGGCTTGCGCAAGGATGGATTGACAATGTCTGACGTTACGCTTGCCAACACGCACGACAAGGTCGCGTTCCGGGAGAAAATCCTCGGCGCGCAAGAGCGTATGCAGGAGCTTGTTGCCGAAGACGCCGCCGTGGACGCGGCCCCGTCCTGCACGCTGACGCACACGTACACACCAATCCACGAAGAGTACGGCTGCGGCACCTACGCCCGCCAGATATTCATCCCGAAGGGGACGCTCATCATCGGCAAAATACACCGGCACCAGCACCTGAACTTCATTCTGAAGGGCCGGGTGTCGGTTTCAACGGAGTTTGGGCCAAAATTCTTTGAAGGCCCGTGCATGTTCGTGTCCGAAGTTGGCCTTAAACGCGCCGTTTACGCCGAAGAGGACACGATCTGGGTCACGGTTCACATGACCAAATTTACAGGCGAAGAAAACCTTGATAAGATGGAAGCCGAACTTATCGCGCCTAGCTACGATGATATGGGCATGATCGCGTCGGTTGAGGAACTGAAAAGGATCGCACCATGACTTTTGTTGCCTCGGCCATAGCCGCCAGTGCTGTTGTAGGCGCTGGCGCGTCCATCTACAGTTCAAGCAAAGCCGCTGACGCGCAGAAAGCGGGCATCGCCGCGTCCGCTGACGCGCAGCAGAGAATGTTTGACAAGCAGACCGAGCTTCAGGAGCCGTTCCGTCAGGGCGGCATCACGGCGCAGAACCGGCTGCTGACGGTTCTAGGTCTTCGCCCTGCTGAAGGGTCTGGCGTCACCGTAGACCCAAATTCGCCCGACTTTGGTAAGTACGCTGGCGACTTCGGGATGAAAGACTTTCAAGCCGACCCAGGCTACGGTTTTCGTTTGTCGGAAGGCATGAAGGGTTTGCAGAACTCGGCGGCCGCGCGCGGTCTGCTGTCGTCCGGTTCGACGCTGAAGGGCATCACGGACTACAGCCAAGGCATGGCAAGCCAAGAGTATGGCAACGCCTACAACCGCTACCAGACTAACCGCGCCAACCAGCTCAACCCGCTCCAGAGCGTCATGGGGTCTGGGCAGACTTCGGCCAACACGCTGACGAACGCGGCGGGGCAGCTAGGGCAAGGTCTGGGTCAGGCCGCAGCCGCGACGGGCGCGGCAAACGCTTCGTCCTACATAAACTCTGGAAACGCGCTCAACAACGCGCTGAGCGGCGGCGTAAATTCGTATATGAACTACAACAATATGCAGGGGTACAACGCCCGCACAGCAGCTATGAACGCAGGCGGTCAAACCCCCATCAGCGGGTACTACTAGCCCATTCATTTCTGAGGGTCTGACCAATGGTTGACTACAACATCGCGATCCCCCAGCAGCAGCTTTATCAAGCTCCTGATCCCATGCAGAATTTTCTGCGTATGCAGCAGATGGAGCAGATGGGCGCGACTTCCCGCCTGCGCAACATGCAGGCGCAAAACTTGCTCGCGGCGCAGCAGCAGACTGCCGCTGAACGCGCGCAAGCGGCAGCTATTGAAGAAGAAGCATCTGGCGCGGTGCGTGGGGGCGCATCTCCGACAGAAGCCGCTGAAAATTTAACCAGAGAAGGCAAACTTGGCGCTGCGGCAAGAATTTCCGCGCATGGAAAAACCCTTAGTGAGGGCCAGAAAACTGAACTGGATACAGTGGACAACACTCTTAAAGGGTTTGGGTACTGGTCCACGCATGTTAGGTCGCCGGAAGAAGCCGGGTCGCTTGGCGCGGGCATGTATAACACGTCTAGACTTCGCCCGTTTTTTGAGTCAATAGGTATTAAATCGGCGGAGCAAGCGGCGCAAAAATTTAGCACCGATTTTGCCACAGATGAAAACGCTTGGCGTACTGGGCTAGCAAAACTAGACGCGCCGACGCTTTTTTCCCTGCGCGCAGCTAAACAAGTTGCGCTTCCCGGCGGCGGAACGGGGACAATAGACCCGAACAGGCCGGGCGTTATTAACGAGTCTGTTATCCGCGAAGCGGGCGCGCCGGAATTGACGCCGGGCGGCGGCGCAGGCGCGGGGCGCGTAGACACGTACCAGGTCAGCCCTACTCGTGTTGCGAATATGAACGCAGCCGCCGGGCGCACTGGCGGCGCACCTATTATTGACGACGGCGGTCTAGCCGCGCGTGCGGACATGGGCGTGAACGCGCTGGCCGCCGGGCAACGGCGGCCAACAACCGTGGTCGGCAATGCTTTGGCTGCCCCAGCCGCCGCAGCGTCGCCTTACGGCGAGCTTGTGCAGCCCCCCGCCGCGCGCGCCCCCGGCGTTGTCGGGTCTCGCGAGTTTGCGCAGCGCGCGACAGACGCAGAATTGGCGCAAGCCGTTAAAAAAGCTGGGCTTGAAACGGTGGCGCGCGAGCAAGCAAAGTTGGACGTTGCAACGCCTGAAGCTGAACGCGTGAAAAACGTAGCTAAAAAAGAAGTTACGGAAACACTTAAAAGCATTGTTGGCGAGTATAAAGACCTTGCGTCGCGTGGCGAGCTTATCCAAGCAGAAGGTAATCAAAGTTTTTCGCAACGTGCGGGTATTGGTTTGAAAGCCGCGCTTCCTTCTGCGCTAACCACGGTTATAAACCCAAAAACTGGCGGAAATATTTCTGCTATTGAAAATTTGCGCCGTGATCTTATTCCTACCCTAACCGCGCTTACAGGTGCTAAAAGTATTGACGCCGTGGCGGAAATGAACTCGGTTCTAAATTCATTGAGCACACCAGGGCAAACTGACGCCACCATCGTTAAAACGCTGAACAATTTTGGCGCAAAATATGGTTTGGGTAAACTATTGTCTATAGAGGATTTGGCCCCTGCTAAATCCGCCGAAACAAGCGGCATTCCCGCAGGCCGCAGATCGGCTGCGCCTGCACGCGCATTAAATGATATGGACCAACAGGCGTTGGCTTGGGCTAAAGCTAACCCGAACGATCCGCGTGCGGGCGCTATCAACGAACGTTTGGGGGCACGCTAATGCCTTTCGACCCTGACGCGTACTTAGGTAACCAGCCAAGCGTAGCGTTTGACCCCGACGCGTATCTTGCTGGCAGCGCGCCTGCCGATGGTGCGCGTCCGCTCACGATCCGTCGTGGCGAGCCGCGCGCTGCTGCACCTGCGGAAATGCCTCAAGCTGAGCCCGATACGTCGTTCACGCAGAACGCGGGCGTGCTCGCGCGCACCTTGGCCCCCTACGCTACGGCGGCGGGCGCTGGCGCGCTCATGGGCGCGCCTCTTGGCGGTATCGGTGCGATACCTGGCGCTATTGCTGGCGTCGGTGCGCTGGGCCTTGGCAACTTGGCAACCGGCGCGTACAACCTCACCGCGCCCATGTTCGGCGGTTCGCAGATCGCAAATCCGTCTGAAGCCATCCGTAACGCTTTTGCCGCTGGCGGCGTAGGCCGCAAGCCTGCCACGTCCGAACAGGCGCTGATGGCGGCGTCTATGGAGGGCGGTTTGGACGCGCTCTCGTTAGCGGGCGCTGGGCGCACCCTTGGCGGAAAGATTGGAAACTTCTTTGCTGCAAAGCCCGCCGTTCAGGCGGCTGGCGGCGTTGGCGCGGCGGCTACGCCAGTCGCCATGCAGGAATACTACGGCGTTGAAGACCCGTACGCTCTCGCGGCGGGTAGCCTTATCGGCGGCATTGCGTCGGCTAGAACCGGAGCCAACGTAGCCGAGTCGGCCACGCGGCTGCGCGAGCTGGCGAAACGCTACGTAGAAAAATCCAACATATCGGCAGAAGCCCTCAAACAGCGCGCCCAAGCGGGCTTCAACGCAACCGACGCCAGCGGCGTCGTGTACGACTCTGCGGCGCTTAACAGCTTCGGAACAAAGACACGGCAAGATTTGGCGCGGGAGCAGTACAAGCCTACGTCGCCGCGTTTCACATATGTAAATGACGCTTTGGCTAAAGTTGATGAGGCTGCGGCCAATTCGCAATCCATTGGCAATTTGCACAGCCTTCGGGAAGATTTGGGCTTTTACCGTGAAAGTGCTTACACCGCTAAACGTCCCGACGCAGCGCGTATGATCACCCAAATTATTAACAATCTTGATGATTTTATTGCCGCGCCAAAAAACGCTACGTTTGCGGCTGGCGCAGATGTGGTCGAAGCGGCCAAGACGCTAAAATCATCAATTACAGATTGGTCTCGGTTGGCAAACTCTAAAAAGATTGACACCGCAATTAATCGCGCGTCGCTTTCGGACAGACCTTTTGCAGATGCTTTGCAATCGGAATTTAAAACAATGGTTAAAAATCCCGCGCGGCTTGCCCGTTTCGGCAAAGAAGAACAGGCCGCAATCCGCGCGCTTGCAAGCGGGCAAAACGAGTCCGCAACGCTTAAACTTCTTAGCCAGCTAGCGCCCAGCCTTAAACTGCGCGACATTGTTCGCACGGGCGCGTCCGGCGTTGTGGGCGCTGCGGGCGCGTATACTGGGTCAATCCCGCTTATGGCAACGGCAGCAGGCATGAGCGCAGCCGGATTGGGTGCAAGAGCCGCCCGAAACGCTCTGTCAGGCGTAGAAGCCAACGCCCTAGCCGCAGCTATGCGACGCGGCGATGTCCGCGCGCCTATGAACGTAACCACGCAAGAAATGCTCCGCCGCGTGCCTCCGCAGATGCTTATGCAAGATCAACAATCCAACGCAATGGCCCGGTGACATGGAACCTCAGACGCTTATTAACATCGCTGGCGGCGTCACCCTCTCGGTCGTGGGCTGGTTGGCCCGCGAGCTGTGGGGCGCGGTCAAGGAGCTGCGCGAGGACATTCACAAAATCGAAGTTGATCTGCCCAAGACCTACGTCCCTCGCGTTGATCTTGACTCGCGCATGAAGCACATTGAGGACATGTTCCAACGGATTTACGATAAACTGGACGAGAAGGCCAACCGCACAGAAATTCGCAGACCCACAGACATCCGAAAGGGCGAATAATGGCATTCGGCATCGACGACGCCATCGCTGCGGCGCTCAAGGTCTTCGACAAGTTCGTACCTGACCCGGAGGCCAAGGCGAAGGCGGAGGGCGAGCTGCGTTCCAGCCTCCAGCTCTGGGACAAGGGCCAGACTGACATCAACGCAGTCGAGGCAGCCAACACCAACCTGTTCGTGTCGGGCTGGCGTCCCTTCATTGGCTGGGTGTGCGGCGCTGCGCTGGCCTACCAGTACGTTGCGGCTCCGCTGCTGATGTGGGTAGCCAGCAGCCTGCACATCCCGCTGGCAGCCCCTCCCAAGCTTGACGGGGCGCTATGGGAGCTGGTCTCCGCGCTACTCGGAATGGGCGGGCTTCGCACTTATGAAAAAGTTCGAGGGGTAGCGTCCAAATGAAGGCCAATTTCGACCGCAGCCTGACGATGATGCTGGCGCATGAGGGCGGCTATGTGAACAACAAGCTTGACCCAGGTGGCATGACGAACCTCGGCGTCACCAAGGCGACGTGGGAGGCCTACGTGGACCACGACGTAACGGAGGCCGAGATGCGGGCGCTGACGCCCGCCAAGGTCGCGCCGCTCTACAAGGCGAAGTACTGGGACGCCGTGCGCGGTGACGATCTGCCAGCAGGCGTGGACTACGCCATGTTTGACTACGCGGTAAACTCCGGCCCCGTGCGCGCCATCAGGACGCTGCAATCGGCGCTGGCGGTCCCGACAGACGGCATGATCGGCCCACGCACGCTGAAGGCGGCGGGCATGAGCGCGCCGGGCGTCGTCATCGACAACCTGTGCCGCGAGCGGGCGGAGTTTCTGGCCCGGCTCTCGACCTACAAGACCTTCGGACGCGGCTGGATACGCCGCGTCAACGAAGTGGAAGTGCAGGCTAAGGAGCTGGCTGCGCGGCCCGGAGCGTAGCGAGCAACTCGTCACGCTCGCGTGTCGCGCGCAGGGCCGTGAACCGCTGGTGCAGTCGGACCACGACGGTCCCCCGGCGCATCCCGACCAGCTCGTCCTGCAACAACTGCTGGACCGCCGCCTCGGACAACGACGGCAGCTTCTTATTTAAATCCCGCCAATTGAGTGTCATGCTTTCAGTTCCTCTAGGGCTATGTCCGAGATCGCGCGCTTGTCGCGCAGGGCGGACCAGATCCGTTCGTCGATAGTCTTATTACAGAGCAACAGATAACACCAGACCGGCTGCGTCTGCCCGCCCCGGTGCAGCCGCCCGACCGTCTGCTCGTACAGCTCCAGCGACCACGGCAGCGACACGAAGACGATCTTGTTGCCGCCGTGTTGCAGATTGAGGCCGTGGCCCGCCGACTTGGGGTGGATCAACAGCAGCTCGATCCGCCCGGCGTTCCAGCGTTCGATGGCGTTGGGGTCGTCAATCGTCTGGGCGTGTGGGAACCGGCGGCGCAGCTCGGCCAGCTCCTCCTTGTAGTTGTAGACCACGATGGTGTTGGCCCGCTGGTTCTCGTCCAGCAGCTCGGCCAGCCGGTCAAATTTGTGGCCGCTGATCCAGATCGCGCGCTTGTCCACGTCAAACTTGCCCGGCCTGTCGCTGGCGGTTGACGTGCTGTGGTAGACGAACCCGGACGCCATCTGCTGGAGCTTGCTGGTCACGGCGGCCGCGTTGGCCGCAACGACCTGCGCCGATCCCAGCTCCAGCATCAGGTCGCGCTTCATCACGTTGTAGGGCTTGATGTCGGCCATGTCGCACGCCAGCTCGACCGTGTGGAGCGGCGGCAACTTGTCGGCGTAGACGCCCGGCTCCAGCACGAACGTGGCAGGCTTGATCGTCGCCATGATCTGCTCAAGCGACCCCTTGCGGGGCGACCACTCGCCGAAGTCGCGGTTGATGCAGACGAAGTAGCGTTGCAGGAACGCGCCCTTGGACCGGCCCAGCAGCGCCTGGTCCACGATCTTGCACTGCCCGAACACGTCCTCCAGACCGTTGGACGTGAACGACCCGGTCAGGCCCCAGCGGTAGCGCACGCCCTTGAGGAGCTTTTCCAGCGCCTTGAACCGCTTCCCGCTGGGGTTCTTGACGCGCGTCAGCTCGTCGAACACCACGCCGTCGAAGCGGGCCATGTCGGCGGCGGTCAGCGTCTGGATGTTGTCGTAGTTCATCACGACCACGTCGGCGTCGGACGCCAGCGCCGCAGCGCGCTGTGCCGGTGTGCCGACTGCCAGCGCCATCGTCAGGCCCGCCGCCCACTTGGGCCGCTCAATCGGCCACACGTCGGTGCAGACGCGCTTGGGCGCGAGGATGAGCCAGCGCCGGGCGTAGCCGTCCGACACCGCCGCCGCCAGCGCCGTGAGCGTGATGGCGGTCTTGCCCGCGCCGACCGGCGCAAGGATCATGGCGGTGTCGTGCTCGAACAGGAAGTCGGCCGCGTCGTCCTGATACGGTCTAAGGCGCAGCGTCAAGGTACGCTCCTATGACTTCCGCCGCGACTTGCGGGACGATGGCATTGCCGTAGGCGCGCAGGCGTCCCACTCTGGCGGGAACCCCATGAGCCAAGAGACGAATGCCGGATTTAACGCGCCTCGATTTTCCGTCTGCTCCGATGGCCCATCGATGCTCGGACCAGAACCCTGCGCCAGCATTGACAGCATCACTTGCTTGCCCACCGTCACCCGCCGCTGTATCGCCGGGTCCTCCCAACGCCCCCGGTCCCTGTTGTCCGAGGCGCACGGCGTCGGCCACATCGAAATCGCCGCCGCCCATCCGAGTTTGTTCGGGGTCGTTCGCCCGTCCCCCGAACAGGTCAGGTTCGTATCGTTCCCGGCGTGCGCCGATGTCGGCGTCGGCCACATCGCCGTCATCACAACTTGATCTACAAGCCGAATTTGTTGGTTTTTGCGCGCCGTTCCATTCAAAATACATTTCGTCGGTGTTGCAACATTTCTGTTTGACCCCGCATCCGGCGTCCGCCACAAACCACAGGCGGTCTCTTCGATGGGGCGCATCGACGGCACAAGCCGGAACAACGACCGCCCCGCAGGCGTAACCGATGCCCTCCAAGTCAGAAGACACTCCGTCGAGCCAATCCTTGCCAACCGCTGCCGCAACTTGCTCTCCCATAACGACAGGGGGCCGACAGGCTCGGATGAGGCTGAAGAAGACGGGCCAGAGGTGCCTTTCGTCCGCCGTGCCTTTTTGCTGACCGGCGGTGCTGAAGGGTTGGCAGGGGGCGCTTCCGGTCCACAGGGGCCGCTCGTCGGGCCATCCGGCGAGGCGGGCGGCGAGGCTCCAGCCGCCGATACCGGCGAAGAAGTGGCACTGGGTGAAACCGCGCAAGTCCGCAGGAGCCACGTCAAGAATGGATCGCTCATCAACTTCCCCTTTAGCTATCAGACCTTTGTCTATGAGGTTACGCAGCCACTGGGCGGCGTAAGGCTCCATCTCGTTGTAATACGCGCTCACAGCCCCGTCTCCCGCGCCCACTCGTTGATCTCTTCGCGCGACCACAGGCAGGCGTAGTCCTGCCCCAGCGCCAGCATGTCAGCGGCAAACTTCGTCTGGAGCGGTGCCAGCCGCCCGCCCTTCTTCTTAAGCTCCACGAACCACGTCTGGCCGTTGGGCAGGCACGCCACTTGGTCCGACACGCCGCGCAGCGTGGGCGACTTGAACTTGTACGTCCGCCCGCCCATGCGGGCGACCGTCCAGATGAAATACGCTTCGATTTCTTTCTCAAGCATTTTTCTGCTCCCGTTGCAAAAAAAGGTATTGCATGACTGCAAAGGATTGTCTAGTGTCCGTCTTGTCAAAAACACGAAAGGTTCACTGATGGCACAACACTCCACTATCGTCGGCGGTTCAACCGCCAAGCGCGTCATGGCCTGCCCCGGCTCGGTCAAGCTCGTCCAGCAGATGCCGGAAAAGCCGTCCAGCAAATACGCGGACGAGGGCACGCTGCTGCACAACGTCATCGCGGAGATCCTCACGACCGACCGCACGCCTGAAAGTTATCTCGGCACGGTCTACGAGGGCATCACGCTCACCCAAGACCTGATCGACGACAAGCTGCGCCCGGCGCTTGACGCGCTGGACGAGATCGACCCCAACAAAGAGATGGAATACGCCGTCGAGCAGGTCGTCGGCTTTGACACCGCGCTGCCGGGCGTGTTCGGCTCCGCCGACCTGATCGGACGGCTGGGCAACCGCGCCATCATCTTGGACTGGAAGTTCGGTTCCGGCGTCGCCGTGGACGTGGAGGAGAACGCGCAGGCGATGTTCTACGCCGCTGCCGCCATGCGCACGCCCGCTACGATGTGGGCGTTTCAAGACGCGACCGAGATCGAGTGCATCATCGTGCAGCCGCCCAGCGTCAAGCGGTGGGTGACAACGCCAACGCGCATCGCGTCGTTCGAGCGCGAGCTGGTCCTCGCCGTGCGCGGCGCGATGCTCCCCGACGCCCCGTTGGCGTCTGGCGATCACTGCCGGTGGTGCGCCGCCAAGCCGACCTGCCCGCTCATGACCGGAGCTGTGGAAAGGGCGCTAAAAATTAAGTTGCACGCCATAGACGCGGGTCGAATTGGCGAGTATCTTAAAATGGCTGAACTGCTAGAGGCATGGATCAGCGGCGTGAACGAGCTGGCGTACCAGATGCTTGATGAAGGTCTGTCGGTGCCAGGCTATAAGCTGGTGCCGAAGCGCGCCACGCGGAAGTGGATCGACGACGAGGTGGCGCTGCAAGCGTTGGAGCGTCTCGGTCTGACTACAGAGGAATTGGTGGAGACTACGGTTATCAGCCCGGCGAAGGCGGAAAAGCTGCTCAAGAAGCAGAAGGTTCCGCTGCCTGCTGATCTCGTGGTCGCCATCTCAACGGGCAACACGCTGGCAACCGAGGATGATCCTCGCCCGGCGGTGGTGCAGGTCGGAAGACAACTTGTCGCCGCTCTTGGTAAACTCGTCTAAAGGAAGAACGTAATGTCAAATCTCACTGTGTTCGGTTCTGCTAACCTTCCCTCCGCCGCCTCTCTGGCGGACTCCCTGCGCAGCATCAAGACCGGCGTGTCTGATGCGGGCGTCAACGTTATCCTCAAGATGGACAAGACCGGACACTGGGTGTTCGGCGCTGACCAGACCGAAGTCGAGGCTGACTCAACTTGGGCCGTCAACCCGTTCTCGTTCGTCCACGGCTATATTGCGTGGGGCGAGGGTGACGTGTTGGGCGAGAAGATGGTGCCGGTGTCGCAGCCGCTGCCAGAGCTTGACGCCGCCCCGGCGGGTGCCAAGCGTGGCTGGGAGACGCAGGTCGGCATGTCGCTGAAGTGCCTGTCTGGTGAAGACAAGGACATGGAGGCCCGCTATACGGTCACGTCCGTTGGCGGTAAACGCGCTGTGCAGGCGCTCGCGCTTGCCATCGCTGGACAGGCCGAGAAGGACCAGGCTAAGTATGTCCCGGTGATCGTGCTCAAGAAAGAGCATTACATGCACAAGTCCTATGGCCGCATTTACACCCCGCTGTTTGACGTGGTGGAATGGATGGCTATGGATGGTGGTTCGACCGAAGTTGATGCGCCTCCCGTCGCTGATGCTCCGGCTGAAGCTCCCGCCGATCCGCGTCGCCGTCGCCGCGCGTAAGGGAGAGTGAAAGCGGGCGCTGCTGTCCCTCCCCCAGCAGCGCCCGTGAGTAACTGAGAAACATCATGGCGACACTCTGGCTCGATTTCGAGACGCGCAGCCGCTGCGACCTTCGCTCGCGCGGCGTCTACAACTACGCGCAGGACCGCTCCACGTCCGTGCTGTGCATGTCCTACGCCTTTGACGACGAAGAGGTCGTCACATGGACGCCTGACCAGCCGTTCCCGCGCAGGGTCGCGGAGCACACAGGCCAGATCAGAGCACACAACGCCGCCTTCGAGCGGCTTATCTTTTGGTTCGTCCTGTGCCCCGACCAAGGCATCCGCGAGCCGTCGCTGTCGCAGTTCTACTGCACGGCAACGCAAGCCCGCGCCAACTGCGCGCCCGGCTCGCTGGAGGACGTGGGCCGCTTCAGCGGCGCGACTATGAAGAAAGACCATCGCGGGTCGCAACTGATCCGCCTGCTGTCGATCCCCCGCGCTGACGGGACGTTCAACGACGATCCGGCGCTGCTGGCCGAGATGTACCGCTATTGTGACCAGGATGTCCGTGCCATGCGCGCCATCAGCCAGAGTCTGCGCGACCTGTCCGCCGAGGAGCTGGCCGACTACCACGTCAACGAGCGGATCAACGACCGGGGCGTCCGCGTGGATCTCGCGCTGTGCAACGCAGCGGTCAAGTACGCCAGCGACGAGTTGGCCGAGATCGAACGGATCGTGGCCGAGGTGACGCAGGGGGCCATCACGAGCGTGCGCAGCCCGAAGATGCGCCAGTGGGTGCAGGACCGCGTGGGGTCGGAGGCGCTTAAGCTGATGACGGTCCACAAGGACGGCGTCGAGAAGGTGTCCATTGACAAGAACGTCCGCGCCAACCTGTTGACGTTCGCCGCCGAGAACCCCGACGAGGTGCCGCCCGACGTGGCCGAGGTGATCCAGTGCGCCGACGACCTGTGGGCGTCCAGCGTGGCGAAGTTCAACCGGCTGGCGGCGATAGCCGACGACGAGGACCAGCGCGTCCGTGGCGCGTTCGTGTTCGCGGGCGGTGCGGCCACCGGGCGGGCGTCTTCGCATAATGCGCAGGTCCACAACTTCGCCCGTAAGTGCGCCAAGGAGCCAGCCGAGACACGCGAGGCGATGGTGCGCGGCCACAAGATCGTGCCGCAGTACGGCCGCCGCGTGACCGACGTGCTGAAGGGTATGCTACGCCCGGCGCTGCTGGCGAGCGACGGCAACTGGCTGGCCGTGGCCGACTGGTCGTCCATCGAGGCGCGCGTCAACCCGTGGCTGTCGGGCCGGGGCGACGCCAAGCTGGAACTGTTCCGCAGCGGCCGCGATGTCTACAAGGTCAACGCGATGGCGACGTTCCGCGTCGAGTTTGACGACGTGACGCCTGACCAGCGTCAAGTTGGAAAAGTCCAAGAACTCGCGTGTCTTTCAGAAGATACTTTAGTGTTGACGGCTTGCGGAGATAAACGTATTCAAGATGTGCTTCCCGGCGATCTAGTTTGGGACGGCGTGAATTGGGTGCGCACTGACGGCCCGATATACAAAGGCGAACGCGATGTCATCGAACACGACAACCTCTGCGCAACACCAGATCACCTTGTCTGGATCGAAGGGACGGCGAACCCGGTTGCATTTGGCTGGGCCGCTGCCCACGGGATGCGTCTTGCACGACCGAGGACACCGGCTGAAGTTGATTTACCCTTCGTTGGCGCGGCGGTTAACGGCGGCGAAACAGCGTTGCCAAAATCCAAAATCGCCGGGGTATGTGTCTTACGGCGCGCGCGGGATTTCTTTCGATTTTCCGTCCGTTCTAGCGGCGTATGTATGGGTTTTGGAGAACATAGGCCCGCCAGCCGAAAGCATGGAATTGGATCGCACGGACAATTCGTTGGGCTACGCTCCGGGCAATCTGCGATGGTCTACAAAAGTGCAGAACCGCCGTCACACATCAAAAACTGTGAATACAGCGGCGCAGCATCGGTTTCGCCAGCTATATCCGCACGTTCGGTATGCGGACAACACAATGAAAAACTTGTTGTCAATGGGCCTGACGTTCGAGCAGATAGAGCGCCGGTGGAACCAGCCCAGTTACAAACCAAAAGGCGTGTATGGGACTTACTCAACTGCGGACCCCTTCATCGCTTCACTGCACAAGGACGGCTAGTCCATAATTGTGGCTTCGCTGGCGGTGTCGGCGCGTTCGCCGCAATGGGCCGCGTCTACGGTCTGGCGTTGCCAGAACCGGAGGCCAAGCGCATGGTGGACGGCTGGCGCAAGGCGAACACTTGGGCCTTGCCGTTCTGGCAGGATCTGGAGGAGGCGTATACGCGCGCCATGCGCCACAAGGGTCACGAGTTCACGGCTGGCCGGATTACCTACTTGTTCGACGGATCGCACCTCTGGTACGCTCTGCCTTCCGGCCGCGTGCTTTGCTATCCCTTCGCGCGTCTGGAGACCGAGGGCGTCACTTACGCCAAGGCGTCATGGAAACCCGCAGCAGATGCGAAGGAATGGCCCCGCGCCCGGCTCTGGAAGGGGCTGGCGTGCGAGAATGTGACGCAAGCGACGGCCAACGACCTGTTGCGCTACTCGCTGCGGATGCTGGACGCGGAGGGGTTCGAACCCGTGCTCCACGTCCATGACGAGATCGTCGTTGAAACGAACGATCCCGACCTGACGGTCGAGGCGATGAAGCGGATCATGTGCTCCACACCGACGTGGGCCGAGGGGCTACCACTCGGAATTGAGGCGCACACGATGCGGAGATACGGCAAGGGTTAACGGGGAGAACGGGAACATGAGAGACTTTATCGAATACATTCAAGGCTTGGCCGAGCACGGCGAGACCGCGCTGCTGGTCAAGCAGCAGCCGATCATCCGCAGCGGCGTCCACTTGTCGCACGGCGACGGGTCGCTCAAGTACAGTTGGCCCGCGTTCATGCCGACGCACATGCCGAAGGACGGCGAGGCGTGGTATCTCAACACCGGGTCGTTCATCCTTGACCGGTTCACAGACGGACGCCCCAGCGCCAGCGCCGCCCACTGCGAGCACGTGCTGTGCATGATGCTGGACGATGTTGGCACGAAGTCGAAGGAGCCGCCGCTCCCGCCGACCTGGGTCATCGAGACCTCGCAGGGGTCGTTCCAGTGGGGATACGCCTTCAGCGACCAGCCGACCAAGGCGGAGTTTACCGCAGCTATCAAGGCCATCGCGGCCGCTGGCTACACCGACCCCGGCGCGACCAACGCCGTGCGCAACTTTCGCATTCCGGGTTCAACTAACCTTAAACCGGGGCGCGATGGGTTCAAGTCCCGGCGCGTATCCTTTAATCCCGAACGCGAGTTCACCCTGCCGGAGATCTGCGCCGCGCTTGGCGTGACGCCCGACGAGGCCGACACGGCCAGAGCGATCAGCTTCCGCCTGCGCGACACCGGCAAGGACAGCGTCTTGGAGTGGCTGAACGATCAGGGGCTGGTGCTGTCTCACGTCAACGCCGAGGGCTGGATGGGCGTTGTCTGCCCGAACCACGCGCAGCATACCGACGACCAGATCGGGGCGCGCTACAAGCCGCTTGACCGGTCGTTCTGCTGCTACCACGGCCATTGCGAGGACTTCAACAGCCGTGCGTTCTTGGGCTGGGTCTGCGATAACGGTGGGCCGCGCGTCAATCCCGGCTTGCGTGACGAGCTGCTGGCCGAGCACATGAACAAGGCCCTTTCCAAGATGACGCCATCCGACATGTTTTCCGACGACGCCGCCAAGATCATCGCGGACGTGGAGCGCAAGGAGCTGGGCCGCGTTGAAAAGAAAGACTGGTACGAACGCTTCGCCTACATCTCCGACGACGACTCGTTCTTTGACATCCGCGACTGTCGCGAGCTGGGCCGCACGACCTTTAACGCGATTTATCGCCACGTCGCCTGCCAGTCGATCCACAACGGCCGCAAGGTTGAGGCGTCGATCTGCTTCGACGAGAACCGCCAAGCCATGAACGCCCGGCTGCTGCGCGGTGTCACCTACGCCGCTGGCGAGGCCGTGCTGGTCGCGCGTGACGGCGAGGTGTATGGCAACCGCTGGCGCAACGCGCGGCCGGACGTGTCGGGCGTGACGCCCGGCGACGTGACGCCGTGGCTGGACCACTGCCGACTGCTGGTGCCGGAGCCGGAGGAGCTGGAGCACACCCTCAACATGATGGCGTTCAAGGTGCAGAACCCCGGCATCAAGATCAACCACGCCGCGCTCCACGGTGGTGACGAGGGCTGCGGCAAGGACAGCATGTGGGCACCGTTTATCTGGGCCGTCTGTGGCCCGAACCTGCGCAACCGTGGCCTGATTGACAACGACGCGCTGTCGTCCCAATGGGGCTACCAGTTGGAGAGCGAGATCCTGATCCTCAACGAGCTGAAGGAGCCGGAGGCGGCGCAGCGCCGCGCGCTCGCGAACAAGCTGAAACCCGTCATCGCCGCCCCGCCTGACATGATCGTCATCAACCGCAAGGGGCTGCATCCCTACAACATGCTCAACCGCATGTTCGTCTTGGCGTTCACGAACGATCCGGTGCCGATCTCGATCCCTTCGCAGGACCGCCGCTGGTTCTGCCTGTGGTCTAACGCGCCCCGGATGGCCCCGGCGGATGCCGACCGCCTGTGGGGCTGGTACAAGGCGGGCGGGTTCGAGGCGGTCGCGGCGTGGATGCACGCCCGTGACGTGTCGAAGTTCAACCCTGCGGCCGCGCCGCCCTTTACCGAGTTCAAGGCGAACCTGGTCGAGCATGGCATGTCAATCGCGGAGTCGTTCTTGGTTGACATGATCCGCGTCAAAGCTGGCGAGTTCTCGCGCGGTGTGGTCGGCTCGCCGTTCTTCACGCTCTGCGACCGTCTGGTCGCGTCCGCCCCGGCGGGCATCAAGATCCCGCAGGCCGCGCTGCTGCACGCTTTCAAGGAAGCCGGATGGGTGGACATGGGGCGGCTGGCGTCTGGCGCTCACATGACCAAGAAGCACGTCTTCGCCACGCCTGAGATGGCGCGCGACCACACCAAGTCGGAGCTGCGCAACATGCTGGAAGCGCCGCCCACGTCAGGCTTGAAGGTGGTCAAGTAACAAACGAAAATCCCGGCGGTTAGGCCGGGATTTTTTTTAATGTGTGACTTTTTTGTTCAAAAACGCCACCACGGCTTCCGCCGTCCGGGCGCACCTGCTACACGGCCCATCAGCGCAGGGCGCGCCCTCGTCGATGGCGGCGCAGATCGTCAACGCCAGCGCGTCCAGTTCATCTTCGGTCATTAAACAGGCTCCACAGCAGCGCCGCCAGCACCACGATCATCGTTGCGATTAACACTATTTCCATCATGTTCCTTCTCCATCAGTTGCCGGCGCAGTTCGTTGCGCTGGTGCCGAACGCGCTCCAGCTTGCGCCGGAGGTTCTCCGAGTAGTTCCGCGAGCTGACGAGCTGACGAGCTGCCGCTCGATGTACTCGATGTGCGCAGCGGCCAGCAGCGACGCCTTGCAGCCGTCTTCGGCGGCCAGCGCCCGCAGGGCGGCTTTGTGATCAATCATTGCGGGGCCTCCCATTCTTGCGCGGCGGAGCGCCGTTGCGCCGTGCGATCAGCCGGACGTGCCCCGGCGAGTTCAACCCGAACAGCCGCGCGATGTCGGTCAGCTTGCGCCCGGCGATGTAGTGCTGCGCGATCAGCTTGTTGCGCGTCGCAAGTGCCTTCACAGCCCCTCTCCTTCGTCGCAGTCAATTTCGACTTTCACGCAAGCAATGCGAGTACTTATTGCGTATCTATCCGCTTTTTCCTTTTTGTTATGCGCGGTGGATTTCCGCTCTTCATCAGGATAGATATTGATCCACACCGTCCGCTGGAAGCGCGTCTTCACTTCGACGAGATCATACGGCCCCGCGTGGTCCATCTGAACGCCGTCTTGCCGCCAACAGCACGAGACCCATCCAGTTGGGCTTTTGAACGCGCCGTGGACAGGATGCGGCTCATCCCCATCAACGGAATAAATGCGAACTTCTGCGCCTAGTGTCGTGCGGTATTTTTTGTTGATATTGATCATCTCATTTCCTCCCGAAGGTTATGTTCGTCTCGGCGCGGATGTCCTGATTGCGCCACGTCCAGCACTCGCCACTGTCCTGGAACACGACCCAGCACAGGTCGAAATCAACCCCATAATCCAGCAGCACGTGCGCCAGTCCCTTGCCTCGCGGCGTCGCCACGGGCAGCGGCGGATCAAGGCGCAGCATCATCGGTCGCCTCCCCTGCAAGCGCAGCGCGGGCGGTCTCAGTTGCTTTGTGACGCGCCTCTTCATGATCTGGCGTTGCAATCCATGCGATTTCTTGCAACGCTCCCCGCAACCGCTCAATCTCGTCTTTCATGATTTGTTTCCCGTTTTTGTACCCGTACATGTAGATCAGCGTCAGGTCGTCCAGCTCCTCGGTCATATCTCGCCCCTTGCTTTCTTTGCCCTGTAGTACTCCAACGCCCGTGCGCGCTTGCGCAGGGCGCTCTCGAATTGCCGTCCGTCCAGCCACGCGTCCAGCGACTGCACGCCATGCCAGACCGTCGTCGGGTCGCGCCCGCCAGACCACGCCCCCAGTTGCGGGTAGGACACCAGCAGGCTGTCGCGCGCTCGCCACCACGCGAGGTGTCTTGCGGTGCTGGCGGCGTGTACGCGTGACCGACCGTCGAACGTCGCCGTGTCGATCTCGCACTCGGCGCAGGCCTCGCGCTTGAGCCGCTCGAACGCGGCTCGCGTCGCGTAGGGCCGCGTCACGCTGCGGCCGCGCCGTTGACCAGCGTCACGGTCACGTCGCCGGGCGCGTAGCGCGGCGCAGGATTGAGCGCCGCCTCCATGTCCGCCAGCGCCTCGGCTGCCGCGCGCTCGGCGTGGCGGGCGCCACAGGCCCGGACGTAGAGCGTGGCGTAACCGGCGATGTCATGCGCGTGGTCAATGTGATCAACATCGCCAGCCATCAGGCGCGCGGTCTTCATAAGCCAAGTCTCGCAGGCCTCGCGCTGCGCGTCGGACATGCGCCGGTAACCGGTGGAGTTGCGCAGGATCTCCTTCATCAGTTGCGCGTAGGCCGCCACGTCGGCGAAGTCGCCGTGCGTCGCCTCGCGCTCTTGCAAGGTCTGCTCGATCGTCTGCGGCGCGTCCTGCGCCTGTGGGTGTTGCTTATGCTTGCTCATCTGTCGTCCCCCATCGTCTGATGTAGTACATGATCGTGCTATGGTCGCGCCCACAGGCTTTCCCAATGGCCGTGTAGCTCCACCCCAGCGCCAGCAGGCGGCGGTACACCTCCAAGCGCGGCCGCAGGTGCACGGCGGCCGGTGACCGGCCGACTAGCACGAGCCAGGTCGTCTTGTGGCGGGCTGTGATGTCCGCGCACAGCTCGGCGAGCTGCTCTTGCGTCAACCGGTAGCTCGCCATGCGGGCGTCCATCCGGGCGCGCCGCGCGGCCTTGTCCGATAGCCGCGCCGCGCGTTCCTTGACGTGTGGCAGGGCGGCGTGCTCGGCCTGCGTGAGCTTGATCCACGCGGTGTCGGTCTTGTACAGGACCGGCGGGTCTTCCGGCGGCGCTGGCGGGTCCGCTGGCGGTGCTGGCGGGTCCGCTGGCGGGTCTGCTGGCGGGTCCGCTGGCGGGTCCGCTGGCGCTGCTGCGCCGGGGCGTGGCCGCCCGGTCGCAATGCGGGCCTTGACGGCCGCGTAGTGCGCGAACCAGTCGATGGGGGCGTCGCTCATGCGCGACGCTCCGCTAGCATGGCCTGCGCGACGCGCTGCACCGTGCGACCGTAAATAATACGGCCATCCGTCGTCACGCCGCGCCAGCGCCGCGCGAGCGTGGGCAGGTAGCGCACGCGCGCGACGTGGCCCGCAAGGCTCCCGTCAGATGCGCGGATCTCGATAATCGGTGTCTGAGTCATTGGTCAGGTGCTCCCATAAGGCTGCGGCGCCGACTAGCGCGAAAGGAATAATGATGAACAGGACGAAGGCTATGGCGAGGTGCATCATACGTCCAATTCCTCTTGTGCCGCGTCGTTCATCGCCCTGGCGAGTTCGCTCCAATTGACATCTGCAAGGAACGCCATGGCGTAGTCACGCGCCAAGCCGGGCGTCGAGGTCTGCTCAATCACCTCGCCCGCGTATTCCTTCAACCAGTCGGCCAGCTCGAAAATGTCAAAGCGGTCAAGGTTCCATTCTTCAAGATCCATGCCGTCGAAGATCTCAAGGTTCACGCGCCACGTGGCGTAATTCGTCCATCCGTTGTGCGTTGTGTTTGTCATGTTCGTTGCTCCCGTTAACACGCGCCCCTTGGCGCGCTATGAGCCAGCCCGTAGGCTGGCCTTAGCGCGTCACGGACAGCCGCTGTCAATGTAGTCCCACACGCCGCGCCGTTCCTGCATGTAATACACGCGGTCGGCGCGGCGCAGCTCAGCGTAACGCTTGCGCGTGATCTTGCGCGCGTCGAGCAGGGCGCGCAGCTGGCGCTTGCGGGCGGCAATGGTAAATTTTGGTGTGCGCATGTCTGTCTCCCGTTGTTGCGTTGCGTCAGGCGCGTGCGGCCTTGTCCCGCGCCCTGAGTTCCACCTGCGCCTGCGCGTCGCCGCCGCGCGCCATGTCAACCAGGGCGAACGTGTCGGCCGTGCCGTACTCAAACCGCCCGGCGCGCGGTGCGGCGTAGAGCGGCGCGTCAGCGCGATAGGGGCGCGATGCGAAGTCAGGCCGCGCGTTATACCAGCCATTAGATCCGAAGCTCATGATTGTCATTGTCGTCTCCCGTTGTTGCGGCGCGCTCTTGCGCCGGTTTGATTAACTTATCCAATGCGTTGCAGGCCGTCAATCTTTTTCTTGCAAGCCGGGCGATTTATTTTTTGCCCGGCTTGCATCACGTTTGCGTGATGACGTTACGCCGCTTTCAGTTTGCGGTTCAGATCCGTCAGGTATTGATACGCGCACGCCACGCGATACTTGTCGCGGTTGACGTGTTGCGCCGCCTGCGCGCTGAACAGTTCCGCAACCGCCTCGCCTGTGGCGATGCTGACGACGATCCAAGATCCGCAAGATACTTTCATGTGATGTTCCTTTTTTTTATCCAATGCGCAGGGCGCGTTTATGGGTTCAGCGCGATTGCGAGGCAAATCACGCCAGCGACAATTGCTGCGGCCGCTAGGGCGTCGATGATATCCGAGATGATACGCATGGGTCCGTTTCCTTTCGTTTGCCTATGGACAGAACATAAGCGCGGCGCGCGCCCTTGTCAAACACTTTCTTACAAGATAGCAAAAAAAATCGTTTGGCCACGCATTGTCATGCGTTGGCGTTGTTGCGCGGCGGGATTGCCAACCGCTAAGTGCTTGATTGCGCGACCATTGTAGAGGGTTTTTGGTATTATTGTCTTTTTGTCATGATAAGTTAAAAAAGTTAAATAATATATAGAGAATCCTATATGCTGGGATTTCCGCTCCCAAATCCCCGCGCTGTTGCTACCCCCCCCTTTTGTGATTGCCAATGGGGCAAAAACAGGCTTTTTTGCTTTAAAATCCGTGACTTAAGCATGGGTCAGGGCATCAAAAACAATGCCCAAAGCGTTGCCCAAAGAATTCACCTCTTGCGCCTTCGCGCCGCGCGGCGTATGATCTGCAAGCGTTTGGGCAATGACAAAACCGCCCAAACATCCATTGGCAATCTAGGCAACCGCAAAAAGGTTAGGCCATGAAATCCATCGCCAGCTCCGGCCGCGTCGAAACTTTCGAGCATCTCCAGGCGCTGCTGTTCGAGCCTGTCATGACGCGCAAGCGGTTTGTTCCGCTGCTCTCATACCTTCGCCAGTTTCTGCCGGCAGCTATCGATGTGCAGCAGAGCAAGCCGAACGGTGTGGTGCGCGTCATCGTCACCTGCGCTGACGGCGACGTGTAC